CCTGGGCGGGGCACCTCGACCCATGCCGTGCCGTCAAACCGCACATGCCGCGCCTCGTCGAAAATCCAGACCTGCCAGCCGGGCTGGGGTGATAGGAACACCCATGTCTCGCTTCCCGGCTCCCCGTCCCAGAGCGCCAGAGCGCCGGCATTGGCGGGCGCACCTTCGGGCACGATGTAGATATCGCCCGCATTCCCGCTTCCGGGCAGAGCCGCGCTGCGCGACAGCGCGCGGGCCTGCACCAGCACCGACAGCGCGCGCAGGTCTTCGCTGACGCTGGTGCCCCAGTTGCGCTGGCCGGGCTCGTAGAAGGCGCGCAGCCCCAGTCCCGGCATGATCCGTTCCGCCATGCTTGGTCTCACTTTTTGTGATGAAGGTTGTTGCGGAACTCAGCTGCCCCAGAGGAACCCCCAGCCGCGATCCCAGCCAGCGGCGAAGGGCGCGGTGAGGCGGAAAGGGCGTGCTTCCCGGTCGGTGAGCCAGGTGCCATCGACCAGCCGCCGCGCCCGGACGGCAATGTCGATTTCGGCCGTGCGCTCGGGTGCGCCACTCTCGGGGATGTCCTCGGGTTGCAGCGTCCAGCTTATCCCGCTGCCTGCGTCGAAGGTGATGCCCGGCGGCATGAGCGCTGCGCCAGTGTCGGGGTCGATCCAGCGCAGCTCGAGCGCATAACCGACGCCCGGCTCCGGCCCGATTGAGGCCGCGGTGTGGTCGACGATCACCGGACTGGTCTGGGTGAGCCGGTCGCGGTGTGTCCAGGTCAGTTCAACGCCGCCTGCCACCAGCGCATCGACATCCGGCGCATAGCTGCCATTGGCCTGCACCCGACCGGGCGGCAGCGGGCGGATGGCACGACGGTCCAGCGTCACGCTGTCCTCGGGCGCCAGCGCAAAGGCAAGCGTGCCGCGCCCGGTTTCAGGCAGCAGCCGGATCGCCAGCGTCTCTCCAGCAGCCCATGCGTCTTCGGTAATCCGCGCCGCCTCGTCGAAGAAGATCACCGGCGTGCCCGCCACATGCGCGCGCGGCACAGAATCGAGGCATCCGCGGCCCACAGTGATAGCCGTGGACGTGATCCCGTCCACACGCACCAGTTCACCGCCGAGACTCGCCAGCGTGCCGATGCCGACTTCGCCGATATCGCGCCACCCGGTGACGGGCATAACGCGCGCCTCCGGGTGGTCCGTGATGTCCGCCGCGAGTAGGACCGTGGGCGCGAAACCGACCACGCCCTCCTGCGCGGGTCCGGTGCCGGGGTCGATCCAGAGTTCCGCCGCCAGCGCGTCGGCACTGGGGCGTTCGCCGGTGGCAACTAGCGTGCCCGCATCCGGATCCTCCGACAGGATGCGGTCGGCCTCGCTGTGGCCCAGTTCGCGGACGAGCAGCCAGTACGGAGCCTCCTCGACCATGCGCCGGGTCAGCGCCCGTGGCAGGGCGGCAACGCCGGTGCCGGTTGGCATGCGCCCGCCTGCGATGGCGGTGGCGCCCAGCGCGAATACGTCCTCGGCGAGCTTCAGCCGGATGCCGTTGTCGCGCCCGTCGCCCTGTCCGATTTCCGACAGGCGCATGACCACGTCGTTGAGGCCCAGCCGGGCCGAGCGCAGCCGGATCACATCGCCGGGCCCGAGGTCGGCCCCCTCGCGGTTGACCACGATCTCGCCCGTGAGCAGCGGCACGGAAAGCGCCCGCAGGTCGCGTTCGGCCACGCGGATTGCCAGCCCCTGGTAGCGGATGCCCGGATAATCAAGCGTGGTCGCGATCACCTCGCCCATGGCCTGCACCCGCGCCGTGTCGGTCACGCTGACCGCCCCCGTGTCGTCGGTCCAGGCATCGGTGAACCGCACCGTCACGCTGTTGACCAGATCCGACGGCGCGCGGCGCCCCAGACGGCCCCAGTCCACGACATTGGTCTCGTCAAAAAGCGGCAGGTTGCCCGCCACATAATCCGCCCGGATCAGCCGCAACTCCCACAACCCGGTGCGGCGATCGATGAAGAGCGTCGCGTCGATATGGTCAAGAACGCTGGCGATAAAGTCCTCGATCGACGAATCCTGCTGCCAGATCAGCGAGAGGCCGAAGCCTTCGGTGTAGAGCGTGTCCGCAGCGGCCGTGAAACTGGCCCCGATCTCAACCGTTGAATAACCCAGACCCCAGTCGCGGTTGGTAAGGCATTCGCGGATGATATGGGCCGGGTTCATGTCCGGCCCGTTGCCGAACGCCCCGCGCAGGGAGGCGACCAGCGCCTGCGGGTTGCCGGGCGGGATCACCGGCACCCCGTCCACAGGCGTGTTGTCGATGCGCGCGGTATAGCTCGTGTCCGCCAGCGCGATATTGAAGCCGAAGATGTCGACGGGCGGCAGGCTGGCGATGGTGGCCTCGGCCGCATCGACTGATGAGATGGGCGAGGGTTCGCCATCGGTCACGAAGATGACGATCCGTCGCTTGGATCCGCCGCCAGCAAAGAAGGTGCTGGCCTCTGCGAAGGCCGCGTTGAAGTTTGTGCCCCCCGAAGTGCTGTTCGAAAGCGCCAGCATCCAGGCCTCGAGTGCCTCGTAATCCTCGGGTTCCATGTTGCGGCGCTCGATCGATCCTGCGACGCCTGCGTTCCAGAGCACGATGCGGATGTCGTTAGGGCGGTCGGGATCGACGCTGGCACCAATCTCGCGGATCAACGCGGCCACGCCTGCCTTCTGGGCCGCCATGCGCGTGCCCGACATCGAACCCGAGACATCGAGCGTGATGTAGATCGCCGCGTCCGAGATATTGGCCTCGGGCACGATCGGGGCCTTCTCGGGATACCATTGCGCCGCCCCCGCCTCGCCGGTCAGCACGCGGGTGACCCGCACGGCCCAAGGCTTGAGGTAGGGGTTGATGCCCAGATAGACCCGTCGCAGTACCAGAGAGCAGAGCCCGCGATAGGCGGGCACATTGCCGTTCATGCGGGCGCTCAGATAGTCGTTCTGCCCCTGACCTGGCCCGCCCATCAGCACATCGACATCGCCGCGAATACCCCCCTCGCGGCTCTCGCCCCCGAAGAGGTCGGGCTTGTTGATCCGGATGCGCCCACCACCAGCGCCGGCATTGCTGGCAGCACTGGTCGCCTCGAACACATTGACCGATTGCGCGGGGAAGCTCAGGGTCTCCGGCAGCACGGTCCAGCTGGTGATCGTGAACTCCGCATCAAGGCTCACCCCTTGCAGCGTGATGGTCAGGCTGGCGCCGTTAGCGAGGCGCAAGCGATACTCCTGCCCGATGCGCACCCCTGCGAGGGTGCCGGGAAAGGTGATCGTAGCGCCGGTATCGCCTGCCAGCGCTGCGGTTGCCGCCATGCCCGCGACCGTGCCAATCCGCGTCTCCACGGCCGCGCCGCCGCCCGAAACGCCGACGCCGGTCGTGACAGACCAGGCCGTGCGGCGGTCGACGAGGATCTCGCGGATGGCATCGATCGGCCCATGGCAGAGCGCCAGATGCATCCCCAGCGAATAGCGAAAGCCGACGGTCTGCTTTTTGCTACCGCCCATGCGTGTGTTCCCGTGTCTCGGCCGCCTCGATCACGGGTTCGACCAGCGCGTCGCCGGTGGCTCGCAGTCGGTCGGCCGCGATGCCGTGTTCCAGAAACTCCTGCCAGCTGAGCCCATGCCTTCGAAACCATGGACGCACGCCCGCGAGACAATAGCGCGCGTTGCGCAAGTCCTGGATCGTCACGCGCGTCACTTCTTCCCGCCTTTCTTCCTGATCGGATCGACCTTGAGATCGCCTGCCCAGACGACATTCGGCCCGGTGATCAGCACCGTCCCGAACACCACCGGGATCGCTCGCCCTTCCTCGGCGGTGGGCAGCGAGAAATCATCAAGCCCCGCCGCCTGTGGCTTCTCGATTTTGGGGCGCGGGCTCAGCGCATAGGAAATCGCCGAGAGCACCAGCCCGAGAACGAGCCGTGCAATGAAGGTCCAGACCATGAGGGCACCTCAGACGATGGAGCCGCCGCCGAGCGGGTTCCGGCCGGGGATCTCGGGGAAGCCCCCGAAGTTCAGAAGGTTGCCGAATTTCGCGGCACAGGTGGCCGCGCGCAGATCGCAGCCGGGGGCGATGTCGACGAGGACAGGCAGAGGGTCACCGGTCTCCGGATCGATCTCTGGTGCGGCGATAGCTGCAGCCAGATCCGGCATCGGGCGCGAGAGGGTCAGCACTGCTCCGGCATGGCCGGTGATAAAGCCAAGCTGCACGCCAAAGCGCAGCACGCCACCGCGATACCAGCCATCGGGTTGCCCGGCCGCCTCGGGGATCGTCACGCTCAGGGTGTTGGCCGATATGGCCGTCACCGTGCCAGTCAGCCAATAGAGCGCGATGTCGAGGCCGCAGCCGCGACCGTAGAGCGCATGGCGGCAAAGCCGCTGATACTTCGCCCGCACACCGGCGCGGCGCAGGGTGCTGAAGATCGACTCGGCCTGCAGCAGGATGCGCTGCCCCTCGACCTCGGCGCCAACCACGCGTCCTTTCCAGTGCGCCACCGTCTCGCCCAGCACCTGCTCGTGTCCGCGGAAGATGGTCAGCGTCACGGGCGTGTTGCCCAAGGGTGCCAGGAACCGCCGCGCGAAGGGATGCGAGAGCGGCTAGGTCAGTTCCAGTCGCCCGCGCTCGATCTCGCTCGTCTGCACAACATCGCCATGGGCGACGTCGGCAGGCTCCCAGGTGATCTCCGTCCCGCCGCTCCCCGCGCTGGTCAAGGCCGCAGCCCGGCTGGTGAATCGCGAGACCTGATCGCCCTCTGCGAACTGGTAGAGGAAATAGGGTCGGCCTTCGGCGACCGAGGACTCGATGCTGGAATAGGTCATGCGGACACCTCGATGACAGGTAACGTCACCTCGCTGGTGACAGCACCATGCTGGATCTCGACACGGTCGGCATCCGCGCGCATCGCGGTCAGAAAATGCACCTTGGTTGTGAGCGGGACCGGCTCGCCGAGGTTCGAGCTGAGCGTCAGGCGATGGTCGGGCCCGTCCTCGATTGCGGCATTGATGGTCCGGAACCGCAGCGCGCCGGGCATTTCCAGCATGATCGGGCGACCGACATAGGCCGCGATGGGCGCAACCGGGGCGACGCGCATCAGCACCGATCCCGAAGTCATAGCCGCGCGCAGTTGCAGCTCATACCCCCAGGTCGGCAGCCAGAAGCTGGCCTGCCGTCCACGA